TGGCTTGATTGCCATTGCTTTAACAACACCATTTGCATCACGACCCATTTTAATGTATTGGGTTTGCATTTTCTTGACACGTTCTTCAGAAACTTTTCCAATTGTGTCAAATTCTGATTTAAATAATTTTCCAAATGTTCTTGTTGCACCACCAGCATATCTAAAATACTCACGCATTCCAAGTTTATTAGTTTCAAGCGCATGAGTAAATGATTCTGTACTGGTTCTAATGTTAACCATCGTGGCAGCAAATTTGCCAGTGGCATTGACTGTATTAAGTAGTTCTCTTTGTAGTTGTCCCTGCGCTAAACTAGCAGCAGCACTACTTTTAGCAACTGAAGAATGAAATAATGCTAATTGTCTTTGTAATGACTTTAATTCAGCGAGGGCTGTAGAGGTGTCAATATTAACACTAATATTAGCATTGACATCAGCCATCTACAGCACCCCCGCTTTTTATTTAATTATTTGCAATAACGGAATTCATCAATTCTGATGCTGCTGTTAACTTAATACCAGATGCACCCTCGACAATCTTATATACCGTTGGAAGGTCCAGAATCTCTTCTAGATTTTCTGGACTTTTTGCTAACTCAGGATTGTACTGTTGCATAGCAATCTTGACACATTCAATAAGAATATCAATTGATTTTTCATTATCGTCTGCTACGTTAGCGACACTTTCAAATTGTTTCATGAAAGGTCTAAGAAGTGAAACTTTTAATGGACGCACATTAATTTTAGTGCCATCCATCAATGTTACTTCAGTACCTACATTTTTATCTGTCGACATATTACTCCTTTAGATAGGTTATATTATTATATCACGCTGAGGTGTTATTTTTTGTCAAATCTTCGTAGTCTAAACCCATGCCAATACCAAACCCTGCACGTCTTGCCTTATCTCCTTTAAAGGTTAAAATATCATTATCTTTTCTTCCTTGATTAAATACTCTATTTTTTAATTTGGTCCATGGATCATCCTCTTGCTTATTATTAGCCTTATCTAAATCCACTCCTTGAATTGCAGCCAAGAATTTCTTCTCTTCATAGTCGCTTTCTCTTTTAGAAACTAAAATAGCAGATAATTCTGGCATAGATATTGACTCTTCTAATTCATTATAATCTTTCCAAATACCTAACAAAAATGCTTCAGACTCTAGTTTGACCAAATCTAAGTCTTTCCAGGTTGTTCCACTTTCAAGGGCTTGATCTTTGACTGCAGTTTCAGATTTTGCATTAACATCAATACCCGCACCTACTCTTAAAATTTCATATATAGTTGGCAAATCAAAATTTTCTTCAACTAGTTCTTTGCTTAAAGATAATGAAGGATAAAATTGTTTTAAAGATATTCTTGCACATTCAACTAAAATATCTATTGATTGAAAATCACTAGTAGATGTTTTTATTGCTTCAAAAGCAGACATACATTGTCTTAAATATTTTATTTTTAATGAAGATATTTCTATCTCAATACCATCTAATGTAGTAATATTTTTTATTTCATAAATTGCATTTGCCATCACTCTATTGTACCAAAAAGGACCCACCATTTCTAGTGAGTCCTTTCTGATCTATATTAAGTTTTTATGATTCTTGGATTGTACGGTCAACGATTTTTCCGTATGATCCTGATGCGTCTTCTGGTAGAAGACGGAATGTGACGTCAAACATTGTTGCGGTATCACGCTTTGCTGATACTGTTACATTTTCAATAGAAAGTGCACGGTATGCAATGTATACACGTTCAACAGATGATGAGTCAACACAATCACCAGTTCCTGGACCAACAGCAATCAGAGCACGTTCTACTGGACATTCTCCGATGTCACCAGACTTAAGATCTAGTATACGTCCTGAAGATGTTCCTTTGCTTCCTGATAGGTCATCACTGTTTCCTGCGATTGCGAATAGCAAATTCTCTAGGGTTGCCTCTGCAAACGAAGTAGCAAGAGTTACTTGCATTCCTTGCTTGTAAAGTTTAGCAACGTCAAGAATCTGGTCTACCTGCACTTCACCGAAATCAGGTTGGAAAGTGATTTCAATACCGTTACTGGTGTATCCAACATTCTCAACGCCAGCAGCGCTAACTTCTGTATTTAGAGAATTAGAAAGTGTTTCTTTATAAGACTCGTCTGATACAAAAGCAGGAACTGTGTTTGCGTCAAGAGTTGAATCTGCTGTGAATAACGCAGCAGCACCAACGATAATTTCGCTAGATGAACCTCTAGTATATGCCATTTACTTCACCTCTTTTTTTGGTTAATAGATGGGTCTTTGTTTCCTCAAAGTAAGTATACAGCCTTTTTATGAATAAACTGGCGTCAAACCTTCATCTTCTGGGTCATGCTTGTATACGTGATAGTCATATTCGACTATTATTTTATTGACAAATAGAGTTCTGGCACTGGCTAGTTCAACTACATCCCTAGTCTCATCAGCCTGGTAAACCTTTATATTTCTAAAGAATATATTTAATTCTCCAAGTACTGGCTCTAAGGTTGTTTTATTATCAGCCATCCATTTGTTAACTTCTTGTGCAGAAACATCTTCTCTGTCTAATGCTTGTGAAATAATTATATTAGCAGCCATTAATTTATCATGATCTGAGGTATGTAAAAAAAGCAATAATTGTTCTCTTTTATGAACATATAAAGGACTTGGTCTAAACCTCATAAGACGATCCCACATAATCATTAATGGCTCTCCCGCATTAAAATTTTGTATTAAATTATTATAAAGTTCTTCCGTACTAGTTGGCGAATTTGTTGGAAACATTGCCATAAAATTATCTGAATCTATCATTCCCATTTCATCATATTTTGCTAATTCAGCATTAATATATCTTAATAACCACTTTGCTGGAAACCCTAATTCTTGTATGCTAGCCATAGTACTATTCTACACTAACCTTTGCATTAATGATCCATTTCATACCAGTTGCTCTTCCTACTCCTTTACCGCCTCTAATTCCAGCAGCAAGATTTCTTTTAAATATAGTTGGAGTTTCTAAATAGTCAGACAGTCCGCTTGCTCTTAAAAATGATTGAGTAAAATAATATCTCATAAAAGTATCAAACACTCTTTCAAATGATCCAGTAACTTCTTGTCCTCCTGGAAATTGATTTAATATAGGACGTTTAGTAAAAATAGTTTCGCCATTAGATTCAAAAACAAGTGGATTATTTCCTCTTGGCTTTATAGTTACTGCAGTTCCACTTTCCATAATTTTAGCCTTATTGTAAAATGGAGTGTTTGATCCATCTTTAACAGTTTTTGATTGACTAAATGTTGCATTAAGAGCAATACCAGCACCTGTTACAGTAGTTGTAAAATTAAATAATCTTCCACTTCTTTGGCCAACTTGAGACCATTCATATACATGGTGTAAGGCTTTTTCGTCTGCTCTTGCCATAACATCTATGTATTGGCCTAATGCTTCTATTACGCCTTTGCCTAATTGATCAAAAAATATTTTTTTACCACTTTCAACACCCTCTAAGAATCCAAGAGAGTACTCTACAAGATTATTTAACTTTCTCTGCATTGAAGTTGTGTTAATATTTACAGCAATCATTAATCACCAACTGATTGATTTTCAGTTCTTCTCCATAAAGCCTTAAAAGATTCTACATTTCCAAATGGCCCAGAAAATGGTTGAAAGGTAGCAACTTCATAAATAGTTCCTTTTCCTTTTCTAGTACCAGCAGTTTCTTTATATATTAGATTTTGATTTCCATCTCTAATATTTGTTATTAAAATGTTAGTTGCTGCATATTGTTCTTCTCTGCTAGAAATTCTTAAATCTTCTTTAGTTCTTGCAATTAATTTATTCTCATATTGTAAAAATACTTTAGGATCAATTTCTTCTGTTCCAGCACCGCCAGCAGGAGCAGCGTTGCAAGCAATCGTTCTATCAAAAAACCATTGTTTTTTTATTTTGCCATATTGATCTTGACTAATAATTGCATAGTAAACATCTGCACACATTGGATACATAAAGTCTGTAGAGTTGCAACATGAAGCCATTAGAGGACTCCAGCATTAAACATCGGTTCTTGATATTTCTCCAGAATCTTATCTACTATTAAATTACCAGTTCCATCAAAAACCTTTTTATCATATTGTATTCTAAACTGGTCGGTATTATATTGACCTACATATCTCTTATAATAATCTAATTTTCCACACTTAATATCATCTATTAACATTCTTGTTGCATCCTGAATGTCTAGTGGAACTACTGGATACCCTGCTTCTAAAATAAATGTATAGTCATATCCATTTGGAAACGTATCTGTTGTCCAGAATCCATAATCTACTATATCGCCATTTGAAGATGGAAATATTAATGGAGCGCCTTCTGATCTATTAATCTCATCTGTATACTGATAAATAATTGCAGTTCCATCTTTTGTTATTTCAAATAATTGAGTTGAATTTTCTAGATCGTCAATATCATATACAAGCACATTATTTTCATAAACTTTTAAAATTTGATTTGCTCTAGGAATTAATGGCATAAAGTCTCCACCTAAACCTGTGCGCTCATATATTACTTTTTTGTTATAAAATCCATCTGTTATAGCATCAATTAAAGTTCTTGCAATTCTTTCATTATATTGATATTCTGCTTGCTCTGAAGCAATATCTGAATAGGTTGATGGATTTACATATGGTCTTGTAATATCTAGACTATCAGTAACTACAATATTACCAAGATCTCCGTCATCATCTGTATATATATTTATTAAATATGAGTTATCATATTTAACATAATCTCCTGTTAAAGATAAAATAACTTTTTTATTTGAATCTGATGTTACATCTAAAGTAGTAGTAGAAAGGTCCACCATATCTTGTATTTCTAAATGATATTCAGTAGATGCGTTTGGCACATCGTATGTAATTTGAATTGGATACGGTGGAACTCTTAAAACTATCACAATTACCCCTTATTTGCCAAAAGCCTTAGCGACTTCCTCTGGTGTAGCCAGTCGAATCTCATTAGGTCTTTTTGCAAGCCATTTATCTGCATGGGCTGTTGACAAAATATTAAATCCTTTATAAATTGACTTTAATCCAGATGCATGTAAATTTTTTGTACTATGAACAGCAACTGTGTCATCTGCCTTTGCGGAACTATTTTTACTTGGCTTATCTTTTTTATTTGCTCCCCCAGATGAAATCGCTCCACTCTGTCCTACATTCATTGCAGGAACTGCTGGAACAGAAAATTCTTTTTCTGGAGAACTAATTATTTCATCATCTTTTGTTTCTTCTACTTCAGAAATAGATGACTCAATTCCAAATTCAGAAGCCACTTCTTGCGTTTTTGTTTCTTCAGCAACTGGGGCCTCAATTAATTCTTCTACTTGAATTTCTTCAATATTTTCTTTATAATCAGACATCTTTCCTCCTAACTAACTAATTATAACAGATTACTTAAGGGGAGTAGAGAAACAAATCCCCACTCCCCTTAAAAGGAATACGCTAAGTCAGATTATGAATCTGATGCAGCGTCTGCATACGCAATTGCGTCTTCTTCTTCCCATTGGATACCAAAGCGAACGAATACTGTGTATTCAATTGTATCTTTCTTTGGTTGGTATGCACGGTTAACGATAATATCTCGTTGGAAGCCCCACACACGGTTAGCAGGGAATGTCAAATCGACATAACCTTCTGGGTAGTAAGGAACTTCTTGTACATCGATACCTAGAACACGAGTTGTACGTGCTCCACCGAATGTCTGACCTTGTCCATCAAGGTAGTTCTGACGATTGCTTTGAGTGCTTCCTGGCATACGACCAGCAAACGCTTCAGCAACTGCATCAGCAAGAGTACCGTTGTTCTTTACGATACCAGCAAAAGCATCTGTACCTGCATAGAACTTTAGATTGTTCTTTAGGGCACGATACTTACGTGGCATTGCAAGAATGATTTCCTGCATAACTTCTGGAGCCCATGCATTATCTGCAACAGTTACTGCTGCTTCGTGTGCATCGCCTTCAGTTGCTTTCTTTACGAAACCATCCATAATTGAAAGGAATGGAGAGGTAGTGCCATCACCATTGATTGCTAGATCTTCGATGTCATTTGCAAATGCATTTGTCATCAAACGAACTAGGTGATCTTCTAGTGCAGCCCCCTCGACATTGTCTTCAAGTGCTTCAGCAGTTACTTCCCAGTCTAGACGAATCTTCTTGGTTGTAAGTTCTACTTTGCTGAATGTAGCACCAGTGTTTGTGTATGAACCATCTGCCTGTGCAGCAGCACGGATTACACGCTCACCAACGTTAACTTTTTCAAGTTCCATGGTGTTTGCTCTCATTGTTACACGACGTCCGTCTTGTGCAAGAACGGTAGCATCCCATACGTAATCAATGAAACGACGTGCCTGCTCAGGACGTAAAATTCCACTTGCAGCATCACCCGAAGGATTTACGGCATTAGGACCAGTTGTAACACCAAAGTTTGCTGTTGGGATGTTTCCAAGTGTATCTGCACCTGGGTTACTTACACCACCAACTCCACCAGATGCGAAGCCTCCCTGACCTTGGTATAAACCGTCAGCGGAACCTACAGAACCTGGTTGATTTTTCTTAATCTCTTCCGACATATTGTCACCTCCTAAGTGATTTTCTATCTAAATAGATCGGCTGTTTTGAGGAAACGTCCGCCCCATAAGGATTTTTGAACCATCGCTGGCTCTTCCTGAATAATCTCTCCGAGATCTCCAGACTTTCGGAAAGCAGTATCTGCCTCTACAGCATCTACACGCTTACCAAACTCATTAAATTCGTCCTTTGCACTCTGTACTTCTGATTTTACAGAATCAAGGGACTTGCTTACTGTTGCAACTTGCTCTTGTAGAGACTTAACAGTTGCTACTAGATCGCTAAAGGCTGATGTAAGAGTATTTTTAATTTCTGTAATTGACTCTGCAACTACATCATCAGTTTTAGATACTTCTGCAGTTGTTTCAACAACTTCTGCTGCTGCTGGTGCTTCTTCAGCCTTAGCAACTTCAGGAGTTGTGGCTTCTTCAGCCTTTACAACTTCTTCAACTGCTGGGGCCTCTTCTGCCTTAGCAACTTCAGTTGTTTCAACTACGGCATCTGCCTGTGGAGCGACCTCAACATTTTCAACTACTGCATCAGTTTTTTCAACTTCTACTTTTGTTGTTTTTGCCATAGGACTTGCCTCCTTGTTAATCTTAGAAGTTTTAATGCCTTTAGCACTATCTACTAAGAACTTTATCATTGTTGTTTTTTCGTTGTCTGTTTTTTCAACGAAACCTATATTTTGCATTACGCTACCTGTGGTTGGACTAACTTCTGATTCATTCTCAGAAACCATTACAATTCCAGAATCTTTATCCCAAAAAACATTTTCAATTACAGTGTCTGCACC